GCGATCTTGCCATCCTTTTCACGAACCTTGATATAGAAGTCAGGATAGTAGCGTCTAACTTTTCCATCTGGGGCACGATAAGGAATGATTACCTCCTCGCTACCCCATTCTATAATCGATGAGTTGTTATCACAGAACACCATGAACTTCCGTTCCCATAGCGAGCGATAGATAACACGAGTTGGGTTACCACGATACTTTTCTGGATTGACTGGTTTGTATAACCCAGAGTATGCCATAAATATAGTTGTACCAACATAGGTATTTAGCGTGTCAATTAATGCATTCATGGGTACTATTGCTAAGTATGGCGGACTGTCATACAGCAATAATTATGTTGTCAAAATAATCAATCCTCCTGTAGCCTTCCAAGATACAGAAAATATTATTTCTTTATTTTGTGATGAAGCTCAACTTCCAAATGTAAATACTGCCCAAGGGCAAATAAACGGTGTTTATTTGGGTAGTGGCGCTATTAATTATCCGCACACCAGAGTATATACAGAATTTCAACTAGGGTTTATGTTAGATGCTAATCTATCAGCATTAAAATTCTTGAATAAATGGACAGATTATATTTTTAGTGGTCATGATGATGAATTTAGTGATCAACAATCTAACTTTTCTTTAACTCAGATACAATCTCTTGGTGCTACCAGACCAAAAAAAGAAAATAGACCAATACGAGTAAGATATAGAGATGACTATGCCAGAACTATTTTGATTAGTAAAACTGAAATGGGACCTGCTTCTACTACTCAAAGAGTCCCAATAACTTATGTTTTAGAGCAAGCATATCCTTATGCAATTGATGCAATTCCTCTTGCCTATGGTAATAGTCAAAATACTAAAGTAACAGCTCAATTTTCTTACGCCAGACATTATACCATTCCAAATGATATTACTTCAGTTGTTGGAAGTCTTGGTAAAATGTATAATGATTCTCAGAAAAAGGCAGTAAAACAACGAGTAGTTCCTGGTTCCAAAAAATAAAAATAAATTCTGTAAATTTGGAAAAAAATTTTCTGCCAAAAATTGAGTAAAAAAGTTGAACTAAATATTATTATGATCTGATTTAGGTATAATGGCATTACCACAAATTGTCCTTCCAACATATGAGTTGGAGTTAGCATCATCTGGGAAAAAAATCAAATATCGTCCATTTGTTGTAAAAGAAGAAAAAATACTTTTACTAGCATTAGAAGCAAATGACGAAAAACAAGTTGAAGATGCTGTAAAAAATTTATTGAAAGGGTGTATCCTAACAAAAGGAATAAAGGTTGATGATCTTCCTTTATTTGATTTGGAATATGTTTTTCTCAATATTCGCGCAGTCTCTGTTGGCGAAGAAGTTGAAATGAACATTACATGCAGAGATGATAATGAAACCGTTGTGAAATATACATTAGATCTCAACTCAGTTAAGGTATTAAAACCAGAAAATCATTCCAATAAGATTATGATTTCTGATACTATGGGTCTCATTATGAAGTATCCATCATTCCCAGAATTTATTAGAAATTCTATTATTGGAAAATCTCCAACAACAGATAACGTTACGGAAATTGTTGCATCGTGTATTGAACAAATTTTTGATGGTGAAGAAGTATATGATAGTTCTACTACTAGCAAAAAAGAATTTTTAGAATTTATTGAAGGATTTACTAATCAACAATTTGAAAAACTTCAAAAATTCTTTGATGATATTCCCAGATTGGAACATAATTTTAGTATTACAAATCCAAAAACAGGTGTCGAATCAGAATATACAATTACAGGATTGGCAAATTTTTTCGGATAGCACTCTTCCATAATACAATGGAAGGGTATTATAAAACTAATTTTGCCTTGATGCAGCACCATAAATATAGCTTGACTGAGATTGAAAATATGATGCCTTGGGAAAGACAAGTTTATACAACTCTATTAATGCAATACCTTGATCTAGTCAAACAACAACAAGAAGCAGCAAGACACTAATGGCACACGGTTTTCTTACACCAGAACCAGTATCAGGAGATAACTTCAATCGCAATACCAAGTTTTTGTATGATCTTCTTGATAAAAAATATGGTATAACAGACAAATTAAGAGATGGTTTAAATAATTTTTTAAATCGAAATAGGGGAAAAGGTGGTCTAGTATCTGTTGACAAAGGACCAGTATATGCATATCAAAAATCTTCTACAAATAAAGTAAATGTACGAGATGTAACAGAAACACCAGTAGCAAGAATGCTACAGGCAGGAACTGGTGCTATCACAAAAACTGATACACCAGCTTTACCTCCTGGTGGTCCAAAACTTCCTGGAGGTGCTTCTTCTTCTAAAGGTGGAACATTTACAAATATTCCTGGTGTTTCTGCTCCTTCAGCTCCATTAAATGCTGATACATTCTTTAAAAGAGCAACAACTGGTACAGGTGCAGGTGGCGAATATCTTTCTACGGAAGAAAGAAAGAGTTTGTTTGCTCAATCTAGAGCAATGAGAGCTACAACTGAAGCTGCTTCTACTGGACCTGGAATGAGTGCCGATAGTGGCGTTGATATTGTTGCCGCTGTCAATCAAGTTACAGCAGCAATTATTAATTCACAGGCATCTCAGCAAAGAGGATTTTCCGACAATGTAAAAGCAATTGCAAGATTGAATTCTGCTATTGAAGAGCAGCAAATGGAGATGGGTGGTGATTTTTCTGGTTTTTTAACTCCTGAAAATAAATCGAAAAAAGAAAAACAAGAGGAAAAAAAAGAAGATAAGAAAAAAGAAGATAAGAAAAAAGAAGATAAAAAAGAAGATAAAAAAGAAGATAAAAAAGAAGAAGAAAAAGAAAAAGAACAAAATTGTTGTTGCCCCACCACTCCCTTTACAAAACCACCAACACCAGCGCCAATTTATGGAGGTCCTCCTGGAGGTAGTGATGGAATACCACTGCCATTTTCTGATCCGTTTGATCAATGGCGTTCTATGCCAAATAATAGAAATCTAGGACGTGCAATTACTAGAAGAGGTCCTGCAAGGATAGCTAGAAGAGCTGCTATTACTTTGGGTGGAAGGGAAGCGGCACGAGCAGCATCAAAACCAGCTCAAAAAGGAGCATCAAAAGCAATTACAAAGGGACTCGCGGCAGGTGCAGCAAAGGTTGGATTGAAAAAAGTACCAGGATTAGGATTTTTTGCTGGTCTAGGATTTGGTGCTCAACGTTTACTTTCTGGAGATCCCCTTGGTGCTCTCGGTGAAGTAGCATCTGGAGCAGCATCTACGATCCCAGGACCAGGAACTGCTGCATCTTTTGGTATTGACGCTGCCCTTGCTGCTAGAGATGCGACCACCACGCCGCTCCCACGGAACACACCTGCTTTAGCAACAGGTGGTATTGTTACTGAACCAACTACGGCACTAATTGGGGATAATCCACTCAATCCATTTTCAAAGGATGGAAGAACGGAAGGAGTATTTCCTCTTGAAGGATCAGAAGGAAAGAAAACATTCAACAGTTTTGGAGAAGGATTATTAGAAGCTCAAAAAGATAATGAAAGAGATTTTCTCAAACTTGAATCAAAAGCAATGAACGAATTCTTTATTAAAAATAATGGATTTGATAGATTAGTTGATAAAATGGTAAAGGCTGGAATTGGAGGAGGTGGCGGCGGTGGTGGCGGTGATGAAGATGATTCAAGTAATGATGGAACGGTTGGTGGAGATTATGGCAGTGCAGGGGAAGAAGCTGTTAAAAACTTTGCTGCTACTCAGGGATATAGTAAAGAAATGACAGCGGGCCTTTTATCAACAATAAACAAAGAATCTGGATTTGATCCATATGCAGTAGGAGATAGTGGAAATTCATACGGATTATTTCAATTTAATCAGGCTGGAGGAAGAAGACAACCATTTTTAGATTTTCTTTCACAAAATGGAATTCCAGATCCACAAAAATTATTTACGGATAAAAACAATCCAAATAGAGCAAAATATAAAGATCAGGTATTTAATCTAACTCTAGAATATATGATGAAAAAAGAACAAGGATCTCAAATTGCTAGGGATTATAGCAAAAGTAACGATCTGAGAACTATTATGGGTGGTTTTGAGGATATTGAAAGATATTCTGGAAGTCAACCAGGATTAGCTAGAAACCAAAGAAATAATACAAAATATAATGAAAGACTGAAACTTGCTCAACAATATCTAAAATCGGGTGTCGATGGTACTGCTATAGCAGCAGCAGGAGGAACTGGAAGTAATGCTATGTTTGGCGAAACTGGAAGGGTTAATAATGCTGCTGGATGGGTTCATGGACATTTTCAAACTAATACTGGAACAGTACAGAATTTAGTTAATGATGTAGCACCTGTTGTTGCTGGGTTATTAAAAAATGGAACAAAAGTAGAAATTGGCGATGGAACTAAATTCACTCCAGGAATGTCATTCAGTGATATAAAAGATACGATAAAAAAAGGTGTCGGATTACATACTCATAGTGGAGATGGTAGATCTGTTGACATTTTTGTTCCTAAAGGAACAAGAGTTCCATTTCCACTCTCTGATGTTAAGAATACAGGTGGAAGAGGTGGTGTTACTGGAATGTTACCTGGGTCAGGAAAAACTTGGGTTGGACATTTAGATCCCAGATCTAAATCTGGTGGAGGTGTTCATAAACCACAGGGAGAGTCGAATATGGCAGCAGCGTCTAAACCAGCATCTAGATCAGCAAGTGCTACCCCCCAAGCGGTTTCGGCAGTGCCTGCTCCTGGAACTGGACTATCCAATGCTTCAGCTCAATATACTGCTATGGGATTAACTACAGGCGGTGGGACTACTACTAACATTTATAATACACAAGGTGGTTCGAGTCCTGGACAAGGTGCATTAGCACCAAATATGTTTATTCCATCAGTAGGTGC